ATACCTGGAGAAATAATTAAATTAATTTCAGCATTTGTTTTTTCTACGACAGGTAAGAGTTCTGGATCTTTTGCTAGGTATGTAAGTTCTGCTGTACCATTTGTTGCAACACCACTTGTGTGAGATGGAGCAGTTGTATCAAATGTACCATCAACTGTGGTTGTATAGTAATATCCATTATGATAAACTATATTATTTAATGTTGCTATACCACCAGAAATCCAATCTTCATCTTTTGTAACAGGAGTGTCAAATGTAAGAGTAGGCTGGCCTTGATAACCAAAACCAGCAGAATCAAGATTTACAGCATTAATTACTCCTGCATTAATTGTACATGATGCTTTTGCTGTTGTACCTACATATTTTAATTGTGCCGAACCATTTGTAACAGTACCTGATGTATGTGTTGGACCTGTATTACCTACTTGTGTACCTGACACAACATAATAGAAATTTCTATCTAATGTAGCAGGATCAATGTGTAATAAATATGAACCTACATCAACATCAGCATTGGATGTAAATGTAATTGCCCCCGTAAATGGATCTGAAAATGTTAATGATGGAACCACACTATAATTATCACCACCATCATTTAAATCTATTCTATCAATTGCATATGGGTTTGATTCTTTATATCCGTCACCTGTAATAGCAGCAGTTGTTGTTGCTGGATCATAACCCGACCCACCATCTTCAATAGCAATATTTGTAATCTCACCTGAACTATAAAATTGTGATTTTAATGCATTAGATACCGGCATATATTCAGATGATAAAAATCTATTTTGTAATGATATAGGAATTGTGTACATAAATTTCCACTTGTATCCATCTGATGTTGAAAATACATCAGGTGTTGTACCTGTAGGCATTACAGTAGAAGGAGAATTAACATTATTCCAAATACATTTGTATACATTATTCTGAGTTGTTAGGACATAGAAGTTTGAATCTTCCAGGCGTGTGGCCCCGGAGTAAGCTGGGCCGAATCCATAACCAGATGTTGTATCATATGCATCATCGTAATCATCATAGACGGTACCAGAAGTCCAATCAATTCTTCTTACAACATACGAAACATCAGATGATTTTACTGCTTTTGCTGTAAGAATATCTCTACGAACATGGAGGTCATATCTAAAATTATCAGAAGGTTGTCCAGGAGAATCTTCGGTTGGGTTTGCTGGAATAAAAGGTGACAAGAAATCTTGCCATGAATTTTCCTTACCAAACCAATGATAGTAACGAGCTGTTTTAGACGTTACCTCTTGATAGATTGCATCTGCAATTGTCTTCTTAAATTTAGCCTTAAATACTGAATATGATGAAGCCATTTAATTATCCTACTGTTACAACCCAAGAAATTGCTACAGTTTCTGTGGCTGATTTATTAATAACTGGAAATGTTGTTCTACATAACATTGTACCATAAGTAAGTTTATGTGTTACACCAGTTGTGCCTGTAATATCAATTGCTGTACCTGCAGATGCATCTGATGCAGAGCTTGCAAGTTTCACTGTATTTGAATCAATAACAATGATATAATATGTACCACCATCATTTAAACCTGTAAGTGTTGAGGAACCACCATCGGTATATGTAACTTTATCAGCAGTTGTAAATCCATGTGATGATATTGTAATGGTATCATTTGCATCTGATACATCATTATCACCATCAAATGTTTTAACTGAAGATGATGCTGTATTTAAAATACCTGCCTCAACCAATGCACCAGTACCAGTACCTGGACCAAATGTTGCATTAAATGTTGTTTGTGCACCAGAAACACTTGATGTAACTGCAACACGAGCTAATTCATTTTGTAATGCAGTTTGTGCATTTACTGCTGTAGATGAATCATCACCCACAGACATGTAACCCATTACATCTGCTGTATTTGATACAAGACGAGATGCAATAAATTCCTTCCCTGACGTTACAACAAGATTTGGAACTTCAGTTTTAAAAACTTCCTTTCCATCTTGATTGTATTTTTTAATTGACAAACGCCCTGTCAATTTTATATTTTCTTTTAACATTTTTACTCCTAAAGATTTAGAAAATCATTTATACCAATATCATTTTCAACATCAATTGTAGGTATTGATGTTAAATTCATATCCACAGTCCCACCACCCAAAGTTAAAAGATTTAAGTTAATATCTTGTTCATCGGATGTTATTGTTATTGCATCTGTTATGGAAATATTATCATAAAATATATTTCTATTTGCTTCACCAAACATATCAATAAAGATAGGTGGGTTATACATTTCAGATGTACCAAGTGTATATACTTGAGGCGGCATTTCAAAATATATCTCTGAATCATAAGGTTCAAATCTAATTATACCACCAGTATCTTGTACTATTACAGAATCAGGCTGTAATGTACTATTTATGGTAGTAAATGTTGCTCTTGATTGCCATTCACCTAATTCAATACTACCCCTAATATCAGCAAGGAAATTATTTTGTATTTGATATTCACCAAATAATGCTGTACCAGATGGATGTAAATAAGTTTTAGCAAGTGTTTTATATTTTTGTAATGCTTCATCAACGGTGACAAGATATGAATATTTTTGATAGAAATAACTATCCTGTAAAAATATATCGTCATCTAAAAATCCATCATTGGTTGAATAATAACCTTGATATTTAGCAACTGCGCCAATATCAAATTTAACAAGAGCAAAATTTGTATCTTCATCTTCACCTAAACCAGTTTCTTCATAAAACTGTTGTATAATTGTACCTACAAATGTTGCTGCTCCATATGTTGGTGTATAGTAATTTGGATCCAACATATATCCATATTCTTCATACGCTGGAATATATGTATCATCAGGTATAGAATATTGTCTGGTAGTTCCTTTGTCAATTGTAACACTTGCTCCTGTGGAACTTATAACTGTATTTGATTTTAATAAAAAGAAATCAGCTTCATAACCAGCGCCAAAAGAAATATTTACTAACCCTGTAATCCCACCATTACTATCAATACTAGTAACTTTTAAAAGTTGTGTAATTGTTTGTCCACCAGATATTGTGGTACCTTCAATTAAATCACCAACTTTAAATCCTTCACCGGCTCGTATAATAGTAATTTTTGTAGTTGTTGGTATAAGTGTACCAGATACACCATTAAAATTAATTGTATATCCAGTTTGGATAGCACCGAAGTAATTTTTATCAATAAAAACTTCGTATATATTATCTCTTACATATTTTACTCTTGTAACAAATACTGTAATACTTACATTAGTGCCTGATATTGTAATTCTATTACCAGGTAAATTATTTGCATCACCAGCAGATATATCAATAAATAATGACATATCCTGGTTCCATCTACCATCAGATGCTTTTAATACTGAATCCCAAGGATATGATATATCAGCAACTTTATTATAAAGAACTCTGAATAAAAATTTATAAGCAGATTCTGTACCTTTTGATTTAAATAGAGGTTTAATCTTCCTTAAAAATAATCGTTCATTAATATATGTAAAATCTTCACCACCTAAACCATTTAATTCTTTTCTAAAATATTGTATAAAATTATCTAATGTTTTATCAATATCTCTTTTATCTAATAAATCACGAGATTCATATTGGTTTAGATATTCATAATATGCTTTTAAAAAATCTACAAATACGGAATGATCTGATCTAACAAAATCAGGTACTTGTTTTGAAACAATATCTTTTAAGTTAATCGTCATTAATTTCTACTTGACGTAAATATATAATTAGAATTGCCTGCCTGGTCACCCATTGCTACTTTATCCTCAATAACATTTACAATAATATTTTCATCTGGTATTTGTACTAATTGGTTTCTAATTGATGCAACATCATTTGATTGTGGTTTAATAATAAATTCAAATATTGAACTATCTGTAAGATCAAGTCCACTAATTGTAATTTCATTCATTTTAATGTAGCCTGTTGAATAATTAATTTCACCAAAATCTCTAATATATGTTTTAATATCATTTTCTAAATAATACATACGAAGATAACCTGTGGTTCCATCTGAGTTAGGATAATCTTCTAAATACATTATATTATCATTACCAGCAATGTAAAATCCATGTGATGTAATTGATTGTTCTGGTACACCGGAATGATAGATAGGATTACCTAAATTTACTTCATATGTCGTATTTAAATCAAATGCAACAGTTAATTCTCTATGTAATTTAATTGTTGTAATATTACTTAATATTGAATCTTCTGCTTCATCAATTAAACCAGATAAATTTGAATGTTTAAATATACCTGTGAATGATTCCAAGTGATCATTATTATAATCTTGTATTTCTAAAATAACAAGATCTTTAATATCATTTAATGAACGTGTTGTTAATCTTGGGTTGTAATATACTGTAGATGTCACTTCAAGATTAATATATTCTGGATCAACAATTTCAGGTGTGATTGATACAATATTTTTATTTTTTAATATTTCATTTGTAATCACATCTTTTTGTGCTTGGGTTAAAATAGATGTTGACCTTGGTTTAATAGATAAAAATACTTTACCATATTGTGCTGGTATATTGTCCTCTCCACCCCAGGCATTAATTGTTTGTGCTTCAGTGAAGTTTTTAAGTATAACAGATTTATAATCCTCTGTTGTAACTGCTCTATTTTGTGCTGTATAATATCTTGGAGCATTATATCTAATTGATTCTATATCTTCAATTTCACTACCACCTGATGCTGATAATACAGTTGTCACTGCAGTAGTACCACCTAATAATGTTGCTCCTTGATATGAAAATACACGAGCACCATTTGCTTCATCTTTATTTGTAGTCATATATGAAATGGTTACAACATTACCATTTGCAAGTCCTCTACCAACAACATCATTACCAAATTCCAATTCATATAATTGATTATCTATTTCCTTCACAAAAAACACTTTTGATTCACCATCTAAATCTAATAGTTCTTCTTCTCTAACAAATGTTTCAAAAGTAGAACTTGATGCATTTTCTTGCACACGAACTGTTACTGTACTTAAATCAACATCTGCATTTGGGATAAGATACCTAACACCTTCAGCAACAGTGTATTTAAATGTTAATGGTGTACCTTCTTTGATATCAACATTTGAGAATGTGTATGTTGATCCATCTAGTACTGCAACCTGTGCTTCAGTATTATAAAAATTATATGTTGTACCATCAACTGTGGTTTGAAATGGTTGATATGCTGGTATTGTAAGAGTTGCAGGAGTAGTTGTTGTACCAGATACAACAACATTAATTCGTGCATTGGCACCGGTTGCTGAATATGGAATGTACCCAATTTCTTTAGCTCGAGAAACGATGCTTGATCGCTTGCTAGCAGAATCTAAAAATGATTCATTGACTGCTAAATTAGTATATAGAGCATTGTAATGGGTA